CCATCGTTCCTTAGAATCGAAGCAAATGGTATTCCTACCACATATGGATATGAGTATGCTCTTTACAATAATTTTACCACAACGGGTAGACCTTCAAATACCTTCGGAGGAGTGAATTACTCAGCTCTTAAGAAATCAGATGGTAGTAGGGATTTCATTGTTAGTAAGAATGGTGAATTAGTTCAATATGATTTTGATGGATATCATATTCGATTGATTGCAAAACTGATAGGAGAAATTATACCGGAGGGTTCTGCTCATGAATGGTTGGGTAAACAATATTTTGGAAAAGAAGAACTAACCGAAGAGGATTATCTTAATAGTAAGAAGATTACCTTCCAACAATTATATGGGGGAATTGATGTTCATAATTTAGAGATACCATTCTTTCAGAAAACAAATGATTTTATAATCAATCTTTATAACCAATTTATAGTTAATGGATTTATTGAGACCAGATTTGGGAAAAGAATACCATTTACTAAAATAGATAAACACAACCCACAAAAGGTATTTAACTATTATTTACAGGCATTAGAAACCGAACAGAACGTTTTACTGTTACACCAACTCAACATTTTATTGGAAAATACTAAAACAAAATTGGTTCTTTACACATATGATTCTTTTTTATTTGATGTTGATACTAACGAAATTGAACTTTTATCTAAAATAGAGGAGGTTTTACATAGAATATCTCCTACAAAGATGGAGAAAAATTATAGTTACGGAAATATTTAATACTTATATAGGATAAAAAGTATAAAATAAATCGTTAGATGAAAACACAGTTACTATGCACCTTTACAGATAAAGAAGTTTTGCAGGATATATTGCAACAAATAAGAGAAAATTATAAAATTGTATATAATTACATCTACATTCTACAGAATAAAACAAATTTAGATGAGTTATATATCACATATAATATCGATGTGGAATTTAGACCAAATAAGCAGTTACCCAACACTATATTGGTACATAGAAAGAAACAATCAAATACCCTATATACAATCAATGCGTTAAACCAACTTATTAAAGAAGAGAATGGTGGTGTTTTAGATACCTCATTTTCGTTAGATTGGGATAAATTTAGAAATTGTATTATATTGACGGGTTTACAAGGAATAAGAAAAGTTCCAACTAGAATTTTTGAAAAAATAGAATTTAATTAATTTTATGGCTGATATTAATAAAATCATAGATGAGCTACTTTTAGAATTATCTGTAACATATCCATTTCCAAATATGAAGGATAAGGAGCAGGTAATTGCGTTGATGGAAATATGTGATGAGTTAGGGTATGGATATATAAAACCTAATCTATACGAATTACTTTCAGAAGCGGAAGATGAAAAAGAATCTGGTTTGTTTCCAGGTAAGTTTCACTTAGGTGGAGGATACTATTCTTCTAAAAATGGAGGAGAAGCTGAATTTAAAAACGATAAGGGTAATTTAAGACCCGTAACTCCAGAAGAAAAGGCAAAGTTTGATTCAAAGAGTGGTAAAACACCTCCTGTGGAAAAACCAACTGCTCCTACACCAAAAGAACCTTCATCTGAAACACCTTCAGTAGAGAAACCAAAAGATGCTTCCGTAGAAGCACCTGCTCCTATGAAAACTACACCTGTGGTTAAAACACCTGCGGATGTATTGAAAAGTAAAGTAGAAAAATGGAGTGAAAAAGAAAAAGAATTCTTTAAAAAAGAAGAGGATAAACCAGGTTCACCAACTCGTAGAAGTTTTGGGCAGGCATTAAAAGATAAAGCAAAAGGAGCGAGAAATGCTATTATGCATGGTCTTAAGCATGAAGTGCATACATTTAAAACCGCTGGTGTTGCCGTTAAGAATATTTTTAGTGGAAAAAAATTAGAAAAAGAAGAAAAGAAAGCATTAATATCAGTTGGAATTAAAGTAGCTAGTACCGCACTATTCGCAGGATTCGGCGGAGCTGCTGCACATGGTATCGGTTCATTTGCTGCACACGTTGGTATGGAATTGATACCACACGCCGTTGCTGAAACTATTGTAGTTGGGGTTGGTAGAGCATCTTTATTTGCGGGGGCAGATGGAGATGATGAAAGAATGTTGGGTGATTTTATGGATGCGGTAGCGGATAATATGGAGAATATGGAAATACCTGATGAATTAATGGCATCTATGGTAGATTCATATAACGAAAAGAAAAAACCAAACGAAGCACAATCGGAAGTAATAGATTTAAATGAATTATTTAGTAGATTATTAAATGAAGAAGATGGTAAGGGTGAATCAAAAGAATTTCCAGGTAAGTTTCACTTAGGAGGTGGATATTATTCTAGTAAAGATGGAGGACAAGCTGAGCTTAAAAATGATAAAGGTAATTTAAGACCTTTAACAGATAAAGAAAAAGCTGAGTTAAACAATCAAACACCTTCAGAAGAACCAACTGATGGAGAATCTGATAATGATAAGCCGGATACTGCATCTATGATTGATACTGCTACAAAAGCATTGGATACCAAAGAAAAGGAAGCTGAAAAAACTTTACCAAAAGATAATCCTGATTTAGTTTTAGATGACCCTAAGGCAAGTACACAGAATAAAGCTAAAGCTAGAGCATTTAAATCACAACAAACGATAGATAAGAATAAACAAGAAGATTCTGGAAAAGGTACGGTCGGAGAACCTACTAGATTAGAATCGGCTAACGAAGATACTGATTCAAAAGTACAGAAATTTAAAGGTAAAAAATCAGGAAAAGAAATTCAAACAATAGAATTTGAAGATGGTGGAATGATGTTTGGAACCGTTCATGGTGAAACTAAAATGGTTGATGATATAATTGACCAAATAAAAGCAACTATTCCTCAAGAAGAATGGGAAAATATTGTATTCTTAGGAGAGGGTGGTGCAACAAATGATGAAGGAGATTTAGAGTTTAATGATGAAATGGATTATGCAGCTCCGAGATTTGAGAAATTGGGAGCTGGAATTGATACATGGGATGGTGATGAATTAGATGTGCATGATGACCAATCTAAGTTGTACAAAAAACAAATGGAGAAAACCGGTCTTAACGATTCACAAGTTAAAGCTGGTAATTGGGCTAGTATGATTGGGCAAGGTGAGGGAACTGATACAATGTCACCAAAAGATTTCTTAGATGATGAAGGTAGAAAATTCTTAGAAGATGCGGTTAAAGAAGCTGGATTTCCACCAATAGAAAATTTTGATAACCCAACCGGAGAAGTACCTAATGAAGAAAATCCAGAGGGAAGTGGTGATAGAGGAACATTATTCAGATTAGCATTTCCGGGAGATAATGGCGATAAGGAAACAAAAATAAATGATATTCAAGTTGCGTTTAATGACACGAGAGATGAGAATATCATAGAGAAAAGAAAAGAATTAGTAGCTAAGGGTAAGATACCAATTGTAATTGCAGGAGAGAGTCATGTTGAATTAGTTGATAAAATGATGCAAAAAGGTTCAGAAAAAAAAACCGAAACTCAATCGGTTGAGCCTGAAAAAATTGCAGATGAAATGCCGGAAGCTGATAAAGAAACATTCAGTAAAGATGGTAAAGCATTAGATGGAATTTCTCCAAACGATTTAAATCAATTCAATACTGATATAAGTAAGATTAGTAAAATGTTAGATGATGCAAAGGCTAAAGGAGAACCTGCGCCGGACATCAACTTATGTGATATTACTATTCCTGGAACTAACTTATATTGCGATGATAATAAAGGGATACCTAGAGAAGAAATGCCTCAATTCAAAGGAAAAGCGGTGGATGGTAGTAGAGCAGCTGGAATGGAAACTGATAAGGATGGTGAGGTAGATACCGAACCAGTATTTAGAGAGATGTTGAAAGAGAAAAACATCAAAGTATTACAAACTGAAGTACCTGCTGATAAATTAAAAGCAACTCAAAAAGATTTAGTTGGTGAAAAGGTAATTGGTATGATGGGTGCATTAGAAAAAGACCCTAATCACCCAAAGATTACTGCACCAATTTATGTAAGTAGAGATGGATATGTAATCGATGGACATCATAGATGGGCTGCAATTGTAGCTCATAATGCTAAAAATCCTAACAATCCGATACCAATGAAATCAACGGTAATCGATATGGATATTAAAGATGCGATTCCAATGGCGAATAAGTTTGCTGAAGATATGGGAATTGCAGCTAAGAAAGCGGATGCTAAAGATGGTGAAATGCCAGAACCTAAAGAACCTAACGAAAAAGAAGGTGGTGTTATATACCCATTAGGCGGAGGATACTATTCTGATACAAAAGGAGGACCCGCTCAATATATGAAATCTGAAAGTGTAGTTAATAAAGTATTCATAGAAGAAAATATTAAATTTATACATTTATTATTTGAAGAGAATACAATGAAGAAAACTCCTTCTGGTAAAGAAATAATGGTTAAAACAATCGATGTTAAAGACCAACCTGAAGCAAATAAAGAAGTTCAAAAAGCTAAAGAAGATGGAGAAGATTCCGCTCAAAGTGAAGTTAATGTAACTCCATTAACAGGTAAAAAAGATTACAAAGATTTAGCTGCTAAACAAATGAATCAACCTAAATATAAAGATTCTATTTTAGATGATAATCTTAAAGAGCAACTATCTACTATTATTGGTAAGATGACGAAGGGCGAAGATTTAACAGATGAAGAACAGGTGATTGCAAAAGATTATGTTAAAATAGTAAATGATAAAGAAGTTAAAATTTATATTGCCTCAAAAAAGAAAGGAGATTGGTCTCAGCAGGGATATATTAAAGCATTCGAATTAGGAGCAGGTAAGGTTGCTAGAGAATGGGCGAGCGAAGCTAGTAATAAGTATGGCGTGGTAACTGGTAAATCCGGACAAGGAGCAGTGGGTAAAAAAGACCCAACGCCTGCTAAAATTATAGGAAAAGAAAAAGAAATTGAAATTGAAATAGTTGACGAAAATACAGTTATATTCAATGGACAAACGCATAAAAAATTAGCAGTTCCTACAATTGAAGAAGCAAGGGCAAAAATGAAGCAATTATTTCCTAACCTTAGTAGTGAAGAATTGGAAGAAAAAGCTTCGGAATTTGTCAACAAAATTAAAAGTAAAAATGATAGTATTGATGAATTAGCGGAAATTTCTAAAAAAACCGGTGGAAAATTTAAAACAGTTGATATTGGTGATACTACCACACCTGAAGGAAGAAATGAAGCTAGGAAAAAAATATTGGATAAATCGGTTGATAAATTTACACAATTATTAGGAGATAAAAAAGATTTGCCTGAAAACCAAAAGGTAATGGAAACCTTTGAAAAACTTAGAGATTTTGATGGAGAAGATATGGAATCAAATCCTGAAAAACAAAAAGAATATCAAAAACTTTTAGATGAGCTTCAAGTCAATATGTTTAATAGTAAAGATTTTAGGGATGGGCTTTCCGATTTTGCAGAAGTAAAAGTTGCACTAGAATTACTATCAAAGGGTAATTCAGTTTATTTACCGGCTGATGAAGCGTTTAAAACAGCCGATGTGTTGGTTATAAATCAAATTAGTGAAAATGAAACTGATATTGAATTTCTTTTGATATCATTGGAATTTTCTGGTGGAATTAGTGTAAAGACACAAGGAGGTGCAGCTGGAACGAGTGATGAAAAATGGAGACAGAGTAGATTTAAAACAAATGAAACCAGAAAAAGAGGTAATAGAATGTTATCGACATACGACACTTTATATCCAGAAAAGCAAACTCCTCCATCGTTCCCACCATCAGATGAGCAACTTAACGAGCAAAAGGCAGCCTTAGAAGATGATAAGAAATGGATGGTAGAAAATGGTATTGCTACTGAAGAGGAAGTAAAAGCTGCTGAAGATTGGGCAGATAGAAGAGTTGCAGCCGTATTGGAAAAATTTAAGGATAATGGAGTATTGGATTGTATGAATGATGAGGAAAAGGTAAGATTTGAAGAAACAATGAAATTGTATTATAAGAATCAAAAAATTTCTGAAGTTCTTTACAATAATGATTTAGATTATACCAATTTTAAGAATTCTAATCAAAAATTCAGCATTAGTAAAGGTAAGGCTGTAAGATGTGAATCTGAAAACTTAGATGGTGTGGAAAATCCTTGCTACATGAAAATTAAAGATGATGTTGGGTTTAACTATTCAAATCAAGGTGACTGTACCGTAGTTAGACCTACAAATAGAAACCCATCGGAGATTCACAAAGAAAAACCAAAAGTAAAATAATTTGGAAATGTAAAATTTTCTTATTATCTTTACACTTATAAACCAAATGTTATGACAATCAACTATAAGAACCCAGAAGTGGTGGCTCAAATAGAGCAGGAGTATCCGGAAACGACAGCGGAATACAAAAAGATTATGATAGAAGGATATGAAACATTCTGTCTAAAACAATCCAATTACGGACCAGGAAATATATCCGTAGGAACATCTCTGATTACCGAAGAGGAGAGAAAATTATCTCAAACGGGATTATGGTTCAGAATGAATGATAAGATTCAGAGATTAAAACAATTAGTGGTATTAGGTAAGCAAGATAATGTGGGAGAAGCAATAGATGATACTTATCAGGATTTATCTGTATATGGAATCATTGCACAATTAGTTAGCAGAGGAAAGTGGGCTAAGTAATGACTTATATAAACATATACATACCTACATTAAGTGAACTAAAACAGAGGTTAGAAGAAAATCCTAACCTAATTGAATATTATATAAAATATGAAGGTTGGACAGGAGATTCCGATTCAATTAATTTTTTAGAGGAGAAGGTAGAAGAATTTTTTAAAAATAAAAAGGAAACAAAATGAAAGTATGGTTATGGAGGGCATTAGGCCTGTTATTTGTAGGTTGTGCTTATATCGGAGCTATTGTTCCTGGTGTTCCTATGACAACATTTGTAATTTTAGCCGCATGGGCATTTGCTAAGAGTTCACCAAAGTTAAATCATTGGTTGCACACTCACCCAACATTCTCACCACACTTAATTCGTTGGGAAGAAAAAAGTATTTACCCAACAAAGGTAAAATGGATAATGGTAACCACTATGATTATTAGTTATACTATTCTATTATTTACATTACATAAACCTGCGGCACTTATTGGTATTGGAGGATTTATGTTATTTTGGATAATATGGGCATGGAGATTTCCTGGCTCTGAAGAAGAGTGGGAGGAGAGAAAAAAAGAAGGTAAAAAAATAGGTTGGATAAAGTAATTGTTTTTGTATATTTGTATATATTTATAGGGGAATCTCAACTCCTTCCGTTTCATGAAAAAGTTTTTAAACAAAATCATCTCATTCTTTACTCCTACACCTAAAGGAGAATTTCCTGCAACCCCACGAGGGTTTACTGCTGCCAAAAATTGGGCACAGAATCAACCACATCCATATTCCGAAAACTTAACCCTTTGGGAATCGATATACACTACAAACGATGACGGGTGGTATGTTCTTCAGAGAATCAATCGTCATAAGAAATTGTACGATGCTTACACAAAATGTAAGAGTAGTAAAGGGTGTAATGAATTGAATCTTAGAGAGTTAGAAGAAGAAATATTTTAGTAAAAAATATTAAAAAAAGCTTGGAATATTCGATATATTAGTGTATCTTTGTTCTAAGTTTATTACTTGTAGATATTTATATCTATAAACTTAAACTTAATTTTTAAACCATAAAACAAATAAAGCATGTCAACAAACATTGATGCAATCAGAGCCCGTCTGAACAAACTTCAGGGCACACAGAAAACGGCTGACTCACTATGGAAGCCAACAGTTGGTAAACACCAAATCCGTTTAGTACCTTACAAATTCAACAAGGATATTCCTTTTATTGAATTGTATTTTCACTACAACATCAACAACAAATCCTATTTATCACCAGCTTCATTCGGAAGACCTGACCCTATCGTAGAGTTTGCAGAAAAACTTAAGAGAATGGGTGGAAAGGATGATTACCGCGAAGCTAAGAAAATGGAGCCAAAATTGAGAACTTTTGTTCCCGTAATCGTAAGAGGTCAGGAAAGTGAAGGTGTTAAGTTTTGGGGATTCGGTAAGACAGTTTATCAAGAATTATTGGGTTACTTCGCAGACCCAGATTACGGTGATTTATCCGACCCAATCAATGGTAGAGATATCGTCGTAGATTACGCAGCAGCGGAAGGTGGAGCATCTTACCCAACTACTACTATCAGAGTTAAACCTACAACTACTAAGTTGCATGAGAACGATGAAAAGATTAAGGAGTTGATTGGTAACGAAAAAGAAATCACCACTATCTACTCAGAATTGTCATATGATGAGTTGAAAAAAATCTTAGAAAATTGGTTAGCTGGAAACACAACTGATGAAGGTGCACAATCTGCTACACAAGAAACACTTGTGGCTAAAACAGAGAAGAGTGTAAGTGATTCATTTGATTTCGATACGAAACCTCACCAATTAGATGATGAGATTCCACAGAAGGCTACTCAACAAGAGTTACCTTGGGATGAAACACCATCGGCTCCTGTATCCAAAACAACTCAACAAGTTGCGGATGCGTTCGAAGATTTATTCAAATAATAACAAGTTATAATTATGGCAAAAACTGATTTAGCAGATATTCTGGTCGATAGTCTGAACAAGAAAAATAAAGACCAAAAAATCGCCTTCTTCTTAGATGATGATTCCGATGGAGCACCAACCAATGTAAATGGATGGATTTCAACCGGAGCAGCTATGATGGACGTTGCTATTTCTAATCGCCCGTATGGTGGGATACCTGTTGGTAGAATTACTGAAATCACAGGTTTGGAGCAGAGTGGTAAATCATTACTCTCTGCCCACATCTTAGCGGAAACTCAAAAACAAGGTGGAGTTGCGGTATTGATTGATACTGAAACTGCGGTAAGTAGAGAGTTCTTTGATGCAATTGGAGTAGATGTATCCAAACTTCTATATGTAAGTGTAGATACAGTTGAGGATATTTTTGAAACAATTGAAACAATCATTGAAAAAGTTAGAACATCTGACAAAGATAGATTAGTAACAATCGTTGTGGATTCCGTCGCGGCGGCTTCTACTAAGAAAGAGATGGAATCTGATTATGATAAAGACGGTTATGCAACCGATAAAGCTATTATCATATCTAAGGCAATGAGAAAGATTACCAATGTAATTGGTAGACAGAAAATTGCAGTTATCTTCACAAACCAATTAAGACAAAAGTTAGGAGTAATGTTCGGTGACCCTTGGACAACGAGTGGTGGTAAGGCTTTGGCTTTCCACGCATCGGTTCGTTTAAGATTGAAGAACGTTGGACAAATTAAAACTAAAATTGGCACAACTGATAAAGTTGTAGGAATCTCAGTAAGAGCACAAGTGGTTAAGAACCGATTAGGGCCACCACTTCGTTCAGCTGATTTTGAAATCTATTTCGATAGAGGTATCGATAACTATGGTAGCTGGCTAACTGTATTAAAAGATAATAAGTTAGTTAAGCAAGGCGGAGCTTGGTATGAGTATGTAGATACTGATTCAGGTGAAGTTATTAAATTCCAATCTAAGGATTTTATTGTAATGATGCAAGAAAGACCTGAGTTAAGAGACCAAATTTATAAAAAGATTTGTGAGACGACTATTCTTCAATATAAAAAGGATACATACGATATTGAGGCAATGGAAGTTGATACAAATTTACCAAACGAAGTAGAATAGTGAATAACAAATACAAGAATTTATTAGATGAAGTAAATTTGGAACATACCACTAAACACCTTAGAACTAGAAATTCTAAGGTGTTATTTGTGGATGGTTTAAATATGTTCTTCCGTTGTTGGAGTACAAACCCAACAATGAACGAAGATGGAGAACACACCGGTGGTATGGTTGGATTCCTAAAATCATTAGGAGCAGTTATACGCCAGGAGAACCCTACTAGAGTAGTAGTAATATTCGATGGTAAAGGTGGTTCACAAAAAAGAAAAGAAGTATTTTCAAATTACAAAGCGGATAGAAAAGTTAAATTCAGAGTCAATCGTCAGTATGCCGATATGATGAGTGAAGAAGATGAGCAAGTAAGTTTGAGAAGGCAATTGAGTTCATTGGCTAACATCTTAGGTGTATTGCCAGTAACTACAATGATATATGATAACATAGAAGCAGATGATGTAATTGGTTATTTAGCTAAACAAGTTATCAAAGAAGATGAAGGAGCATTAATTCTTTCATCGGATAAAGATTTCTTACAATTAGTTTCGGATAATATCCAAGTTTGGAATCCATTGAAGAAACAAAAAATTGATAAGGATAAATTAAAAGAATTATACGGAGTTCACGCTGAAAACTTTATATGGTATAGAGTAATGGATGGTGATAAATCCGATAACATAGAT